GCACTGCTGCTGGATCGGTGGATCGGTTGGATTACATCGTTCGATCTGCTAGTTCAATTCATTCTGTTGTTACTTTGGCTTACTCATGAGCGTTATTAGCAGCAGTATTCTTGCTGGAGCGTCCGGCTCAGCAGGTGGAGACAAGGTTTACGTTGATGATGTTTTTAGTACGGCCGTCTATACAGGAAATGCTTCCTCTAATACTGTTCCGTCAGGTTTAGATTTTACAGAAGGTTCTTGGCTTTCTTGGATTAAACTTAGAGATGGTTCTGACAGTCATTTTATGTCCGATTCAACCCAAAAAACTGGGGTTTGTTTCGATAGTTTTGCATCTGACAGGACTTATGGAAAGCAAACAGGAGAAACGACAGGGATAAATGCAGTAGGTACAAGTAGTTATAGTATTCAAGGTGGCAACGCTCAAGTCAATGGTAATACTAAAAAGTATACTTCTTGGAATTTTAAAGCACAGAAGGGTTTTTTTGATGTAGTTACATGGAGCGGAAATGGCGATAGTGATGTTGCCATCTCCCATTCACTTGGGTCAGAACCTGGGATGGTAATAGTAAAGCGAACTAATGCAACTGGTAATTGGTTTACCTATCATCGATCCCTAGCGAGTCCTCTAACTAAGTGGGTAAGCCTCAACCAAAATTCAGCTGAGACACAGGCTAACCCCGGTGTCAATATGTGGGGTTCAATGACAAGTACACATATTGGTATTAGAGATTACTTCGGATTAAATACCACAGGTGGTACCTACGTCGCCTACATCTTTGCTCATGACGACGCACAGTTCGGTACGGATGAGGATGAAAGTATTATTCATTGTGGATCATTTGTAGGGTCTGCTTCACCATTTAGTGTTGATATTGGATTTGAGCCGTCGTGGATACTTTTTAAAAACAGTAGTTCGAGTAATAGAAATTGGATGCTTTTTGATGCAATGAGAGATAAGGCACTTTTTCCTAACAATGCGGGTAGCGAAAGTTCAGCTATAACCAGTAATGTTTTATTCGAACCCAGAGGATTTCGTCTTTTACAACAAAGTGACCATAATGTAGCGGGAGATACAACTATCTTTATGGCAATCCGCCGTCCTAATAAGCCGCCGGAAACTGCAACGGATGTGTTTGCAGTAGCTTTAGGTAATGGTTCTGGTACTCAACCATGTTTCACCAGTGGATTTCCTGTTGATTTCGCGTTTAGACTAGGAAACTACGAAGGTGGAGGTAATGATCCACGAGGGCTTACAAGATTGCAAGGGTCTAAGCAGTTATATACCCCATCGGCTGCTGCTGAAGCTAGTAGTCACGATACTTTATGGGACTTTATGTCAGGTTTTGAAAAAGATTTTACTAATACAAGCATCGCTTGGATGTTCAAACGTGCCCCAGGTTTCATGGATGTAGTTGCTTACAGTGGAAATTCATCTAATCAAAATATAAATCACAATCTTGAAGTTGCGCCGGAATTTTACATCGTAAAACGTCGCAGCGGCTCTGAAGACTGGGCAACTTATAGCGCGACTTTGGGAGCCAATAAATACACCAAGTTAAATACATCTGCCTCCACTTACACCAATACGACTATTTGGAATAATACATCTCCTACAAACTCGGTATTTACTGTAGGCAACGATGTTTCTGTAAACGGCAGCGGAGATACTTACATCGCCTACCTATTCGCAACCCTGCCCGGCATCAGTAAAGTAGGCAGTTACTCTGGAACTGGTAATGCAATTAACGTTGACTGCGGTTTTACCAATGGTGCAAGGTTTGTACTGATTAAACGTACAGATTCGGCCGGTAGCGGTAGGTGGATGCTATTTGACTCACTACGTGGCATTGTCTCTGGTAACGATCCAGCTATAGAGCTGAATACTACTAATGCTCAAGTAACAGGCACCGATTACATTGACCCACTTAGCACCGGGTTTACAGTTGCTGCATCAGCTCCTGCCACTGTTAATGCAAGTGGCGGCACCTACTTATTCCTTGCAATCGCTTAATCATGGAAATCCGCAACCGCTCCACAGGCGCTGTCACTACTGTCAGCCAATTCAAGTCTGAACACCCCAACACCAGCTTCCCCAAACAAATCAACACGCAAGTGTTGGACGCCTTTGGCTATGACGCTGTTCTGAATGGAGCGGCGGCTACCGTCACTGCTCCTTACGGCGTCAGCACTCGTGATGGTGTTGAAGAAGTTGACGGCAAGTGGTTCACCAAATTTATCGCTGGCCCTGTCTTTACTGACACGACTGACGATGACGGCAATGTCACAACAGCAGCAGACAATGAAGCTGCTTATAAAGCACGTATCGATGCTGAAGCTGCTGCATCTGTCCGCTCACAGCGCGACAGGTTAATTGCTGAAACTGACTGGGTCGTTGTTATGGCAAAAGAAACTGGAACAAACATTCCAGCTGCAATGAAAACTTACAGGCAAGCGTTACGCGATTTGCCGTCAGCGGATGGATTCCCACATACGATGACTTGGCCAACCAAGCCTTCCTGATGCAACGACCTGACCCAATGATCTGCGCTACTTACGGGGCAACTGACATTCAAGCAAATTCCAATCGAGTGGAATGGATGGAGATGCTTTTTATGTTGGAAGGCAGGGACAGCCCTGACCACCCCAAATGCGGTCTCTTTACCGGATTGCATAAAAAACACTTCTCCACGTTCCCTGGAACGGATGAAAATTAAGGAGCAGATTCCTAACTGTCCATTGACTAAGCCAGCTAATCTGGTTCAAGAAAACTCAACCCCTTCTACAAATGATCAAAGCATTCGCAGTCGCTGTTTCTGGTGTTCTCGCTGGTTCAGCTGCCTTGGCAGGCCCTTATGTGAACGTGGAGAATAACGCTGGTTATTCAGGCGGCGACTATCAAGGTGCAACGACTGATATTCACGTTGGTTTTGACGGTGGCGAAGGCGTCTACAACTACTACCTGCAGGGTGGTCCAGCGTTTGTTTCGCCCCAAGGCGAAGAAGGTGAGTTTGAGCTGTCCGGCAAGATTGGCGGCAGCGTTCAAGCAACAGAACAGTTTGGCGTTTATGGCGAACTGAGCTTCATCACTGCAGATGAGGATCCTTCTGTTGGTACAAAAGTTGGCGTCAAGTACAACTTCTGAGCTAGTCTTTTCTCAAGTCCTTCACACAGACTGGTGGCCCCTTAATTGGGGCTTTTTATTATGCAAAAAGTTTTTAATCTGCTTGGCGCTACAGCCTTTGTGATGTCTGGAGCGATGGTCGTTGGATCATTAATGCTTTACACGCGCATTCCATCGCTGACAAAGTATTACATGAGTGAGCTAAAGCTTGAGTTGACCAAGGTTGTGGCTGACATGATTCCAGCAGTTGACGACGTAATGCCTAAATTGCCATCAGCTACAGGGCCAGCAATTGAAACGCCTAAATTGCCGTTCTAATTAGGTGCCGGAAATACCTGAGATCGGTGTGGAGCGTATTGGCGTTCCAGAAATACCGACTTGGAGAAGTATTTCACCGCAAAGCATTCCGTCTACGCCACCTATTACAGCAATACCGGGCTTTGGTTTCCCAATAGCTGATATTCCTGGCTGCGTTAAGACCAGAAACATACAGCCTGGCAACCATAGCGCCTACGACAATGACCCAAAGGGCAACTTTGTTGTATGTGATGGCACCATGCCGTCATACGAAGCGTTGGATTTTACGCCCGGCACGTTGACGTATGGAGCAGCTAAAACTCCAGCACTTGATCCCAAGAAAAAACCGGCTGACAAACAACCGGCCAAGCCCCCTTCACCAAGCGTTTCTCAATCGCTTGACATTCCAAATTTAGACACGGAACTGCCATGTCCGCCACCAGACGCAATACCTATTGGTGCAAAAAATAAGCTTCAGACTGCTGTTATCACTGGTTACAAGCGAGTCGATGGAGAATGCAAAACCCAGTTCAAGTCGTTGGACATACCAGCGATTCTCGGCAACCATTTACCTGGTTCGCCGGTTGTCGTCACTACTGCGACAGTGGCGGTTGTCGCGACAACAGCGGCAGTCATAGCCAAGCCTTTAGGCGATGTACTGCTAAAAACGATTAAGCCTCTTGTTAAAAAGACAATCAAGAAGATTAAGGAGAAGCTGGGGAAGACGACTGTTGTTGAGTCTGCTTGGCAGCGTCGGCGTTTTCAACGGTCTTTAAAGAAGTAGGTATTGAATGGATGTGGCGCGGCAACACGCCTGGCGGATTGGTTAGTACAACATCAGCACAGATTGATGCATATGGACTATCGGGGTGAAATATAACGCCTTCTTTCATAAGAGCCGAGCAATTTTTTAATCTTGCGATCTCGTAATTTAATCTTTTATCCGCAAGAGTTGCGTCTAAGATTGCGACTTGTCTTTCAGCTGCAGCTCTACAAGTGCGGATATGACTGCGGTCTAACGGGATTGAGATCTGTGCAGTGATGCCGCCATTGACTGAAAAGTTAGTTTTCTGGCCTGTCCTGACTGGTTTGTGGAACAAAATGTTTCCTGGGTTGTCAGGTCTGCCATCTGGGATGGAATTGCCTTCAGGATCAAACGCACCAACAAGATCAAGCGTGTCATATACAGGTTCGTTGTAATACCTTTCATACGGATCAGACCAGCCAGTGGTTGAACTAAGGAAAGGGTTAATTGTTAGAGTTGCACCTTGACAACTAACGCCGTTAATTACAGAGCTAAAATTTTTGCTAGGAGTCACCATCACGGCCTGATTAGTAACTGACCCGCTGCTATTTGCAACCGGAGCTGCCGTACTACTGACCTGTGCTTGTGCTGGAGCGGTTAGCAGTAAAAGCGTTGCAATAACTCGCTTCATTGGCTAAAAGTGCTGGTCGTTTCGGTTAAAGATTCAATGTCTGTTTCTCTGTTTATCAATGTGTGATTTGTGAGTCCTGGCCCTTGGAGCGTTTCAGTGAATTGGAATGCTTTATTTTGCTTGACGACGTTCCAAACAGGTTTGTCAGCAGGGTCAAGGCCAGTCCAACGACTAGAAACGCCATTAAGCGTGTTTGTTGTTGAAGTCAGGCTAGCGGGAGCAATAGCACCGCCAACGGGGGAAATATTTGTTCCGGTTACGGTGTATTCGTAGCCTGTTCGATAGTCATAAGAGTTGATAACTTCAACAACTTTTGACGTTGTTCTTGTCGTTGAAGACAAAACTCCTTGCTGAAAATTTGGAACTACAGGAATTGCTGCGGCTGGAGCTGTAAGAAACAATAGCAACAATATTTTCATCTAATAGTTAGCTCCTGAATGACTTGTCCAACCGCTGTAGTACCTGCTCCGCCTGCTGTTATTGAAATTGCACCATCAGTCGCAATTGTCCCCGCCAGAGTGCCTGCTACACCGCCAGAAGTTGTGGTGTTACTGCCAAAGATAGGCATGGCTGGTACTACGCCAGCAGTAACAGTTGTGGAGAGTATGGTTGGAACGTCATCACCTTCTATGTACGACTCTGTATACGAAAAGCTGTCACCAGCAGTAGTAATACTGTAAGCACCAGGAGTGTACCCAACAGCGGTGCCGGAAGTAAGTGCCCCCAAAGTAGGAGCAGTACCCAAAGTGACGTTAGAACCAGATACTGCCACTGAAGACGGTACGCGCGTCGAGATTGATCCTGCTCCATCAACAGTTAGAGAGATAGAGGACTTAATAGCGTGTGTGATGTCCGCCGAGGCAGGACTTATCGCAAAAAACGTTAGGCACGATACAAAGAGAAAACGTCTCATTTGGGTTTGGACGTAGGGGTTTGTTCCTTAATTGTAGGCTCTTCTTTTTTTAGCTTCTTGTTGCCTCCAACGGCTAAGCCAAAGGACGCTGCCGTACCACTCAATATTGACGCTGGATAGGTGGGATCAAGCGATTGCTTGAAAACACCAAGGTAGTTTGCGGTCAGGATTGCCATTGCCCAACCGAGCAACACAACCTTAATGACATCACCTAAACGTGAGTTGTCTTGTTCTTGCTCTTGCTTTGCCTGTTCTTCTGCCATGATGAATTAACGCTATTGGTCGAATGGTGGTAGAAATCTGGGCTGCTGTGGCTGGTGCGTCAATAGGCGTGGCAGCTTCTGGTATTAAAGGTGCCAACCGTGAAACACAGCATGGGAGGGATTCGTTGGTGCGTCTGACCTCGGCTGTAGACAACCTAGCGAGCCGCATGGATGTTCTTCACGCTGATTTGCGCGTAAGAGATCAGGAGCTATTTGCTCGAATTTCAGACCTAGAGCAAAATGTTGCACGACTGGAAGGCCATGCCAATCGGACTTAGAATTTCGGCACTTACAGTAATTTCATGGTGTTACTGCTAAAGCCAATTTTATTTGGCTTCATCAAATCAAAAGCCGTAAAACAGCTGCTACTCGACTGCTTGATCAAGATTAGCGAGCAAACAGACAATCAGTTGGACGATGTGGCCTGCAAGTATGTGCAAGATCTACTTTTTCCTGGAGGCCGGGTTGAGAAGTAAATGTGGGCTTGGGTTGTAATCGTGGGTTTATTGTCACTCCTTCCGTTTTTTCAGTTTTTTAAAAAAGACGATCCTCACCAACTGGCTGCTATTGCAGAGCTAGAACGTGCCATCGATCAGGACTTGCTCAATGATGATGCTGAATGGTTTGAGATGTGGAAAACCAGCGGCATTCACCAAGAGGTTTATGGAGTCCCGTATTACAACCAGCTAGATAGTCCTACCGGCTACGGCTATCGGGAGTGTTTTGACTCTGCGGCTGCAATGGTTGTGGCGTTCCATCATGGTGTAAAAAGCCAAGACGCTTACCGGCAAGTACGCCGAAAGTTTGGTGATACGACTGAAGTCCATGCACAAATTTCTGCGTTGAGATCACTTGGGCTGGACGCTCAGTTTCGCAGGGATGCCAGGGTTGAGGATATTGAGATTGAGATTGATGCTGGCAGGCCAATCATGGTTGGCTGGTTGCATAAGGGTGATCTAACTAAAGGCAAACCAGCAGTGTGTGATAGCGAAGGCTGTGGTCATTGGAGCGTAATCATTGGCTATGACAAGGATGAGTTCATTGCCATGGATCCCATGGGTAAGCCAGATATGGATCATGGCGGCCATGACACCACAAAGTCAGGTGAGTTGATCAGGATGTCGCGTCCCGCTTTTTACCAGCGTTGGTCTATCGAAGGAGAAGCAAGCGGCTGGGCTGTATTTGTGGATCGATGAACTGGGGATATATCAGTGCGTTCTGGACGACAGTTGTGATGAACTGCGTTCAACCTGTGAATTGGCAGGCTTGCTTGCCAGTGCAGGACTGGTTATTTCCCGCTATAGGTGATTACATACGATTTAAGAGTGAGGAGCCTTATGCCTCCGAAAAACGAGCCTTACGATCCATCAATGGAATGGATGGTCGTTGAGCAAAGCCTTGAAGAGGAGTTGACGCTCGAACGCAGTATCAGAGAGATTGAGGACTGCGAGAACATAGATGTGTTGTCACAGCTTTGTGTTGCTATGGCGCGTCAACAGTGGCATCAGGGCAAGTTGCTTAGGCAAGCTGTGAAACGCATTTCACAGTTTGAATCAGTGAGTTTCTAGTTTTTGAATATCAGAAATAATAGTTTCAGCTGTGGAAGCAAGCGTAGCGTTGTAATGCTGTGATTGTATGTATTGATAGACAAGGTCTCTTATGAGGGATGACGGCTTCTGGCCCTGCAAATTTGCGTCTTCAATCAATAGGTGAGCGTACTCTTCCGCCAACAGTACACTGAAGCGAATACGATCTCCGTGCCTATTGGCCATTACCGAGTGGAACAATAGATTGACATTACCATGATATTGAATTGTCAACTTTTTTCTTCCATGAATTTGCTTGTGCTGATCGAGCGGAAGACCTCTGACGGCTTGACCCAGCTCTAATCTTTTTAGCTCCTTCAAGGAGCATTGCAGCCCTTTGTATATCAGCAGTTGTCGCTGAACGAACTGCTGCATACAGACGATCCAACATAAGCTGACGCCCTGATTTTGGTAGAGGCATCAGCCATCGCTCCAGCAAGCGTTTGGTGGAACGTTATCT